TCTCCAGAAATATGGGAAGATTTGCTGAAAAAAAGAAGTAGAGCCATCGAGGTGGAGTCTGCAAGAGAAAATTTCATTACGAAACATTGCAACATCATCTATCAGGGAGCCGGTACGGAGTCTTATGTCTCTATCGACCAGATAAAGGCGTGCAAGACCGAAAGCATAGACTGGTCCGGACGGATCGTATATGTGGGCGTTGACCTTGCAATGACGAATGATAACTGTTCTGTTGTGATGTGTGCGGTGGACGATGACGAAAACATTCTTGCGTTGCCGATGATATTCGTGCCGGAAGGGCGGATTGAAGAGAAAACCAGATTTGAGAAGCTGGATTATAGACAGTTTATCCGGAATGGTCAATGCATTGCGTGCGGTGATATGACTGTGGACTATGCCGTGATTGAAGATTATGTTTTCGGTCTGGAAGAAAAATACGGCGTACAGATTCAGGCAATCGGATATGACCGGTATAACGCTCTGTCATCCGCTCAAAAGTGGGAACAGAAATACAACACAGTGGAAGTCCGACAGCACTCGGACACGCTGCATATGCCAACGAAGCTGTTGAAGGAGAAAATCCTTGACCGGAAGTTCCGATATGAGAATAACAGGCTTTACGAAATAAACTACGAAAACGCTCGATGTACATATGATACTGGTCTTCGTGCCTATGTAAATAAGAAAAAATCCTGTGGCAAAATTGATGCTGTGGCGGCAACTATTGACGCTGTTTATCTTCTCCAACAGGATGTTATCTTCGGAGATGATGGCTTTATTATACAGACCGCATAGGAAAGAGGTGCTATATGGGAATTTTTGATCTATTCAAACGAAAACCCGAAATCAGGGCGGACACTACTACTGTGGAGCCGGAAGTGAGTGACGTTTTGCTTCGTGCGCTGTTGGATAAAGACACCGTGACGAAAGAAATGGCCTTGCAGATTCCGACCGTTCAGGCGTGCATGACGCTGATTTCCAACACGATCAGCAGGCTTCCGGTCCAGCTTATTAAGAAGAACGGAAACGATGTGGAGCCGGTGGATGATGCAAGGGTCCGATTGCTGAACGGTGACACAGGTGACACGCTGACAGCAAAGCAATTCTGGCGGGCCATGCTTGAAGATTACTATCTCGGCAAGGGCGGATATGCCTATATCGAGAAGCGTGGAAGCCGGTATCTGTCGATTCGGTATGTGGATGAACGAAACATATCGATAGGCATGAAGAATTTCGATCCGATATTCAAGGAATACAAGATTCTGGTGAACGGAATCGCTTACAATCCGAAAGACTTCTTCACAATCCTCCGGAAGACACGTGACGGAATGGAATCACGGAGCATCATAGACGAAAATCCGTTGCTGATCGATGTGGCATATACAGAACTTGCATTTGAACTGTCTCAGGCCCGGAAAGGCGGAACACGAAGAGGGTTCCTGCAAGCTGACAAACCACTGACGCAACCGGCTGTTGATGCGCTGAAATCCGGCTTCCGGAAACTGTACGGATCTTCGGATGAAAATGTAGTCATCTTGAATAACGGCGTGAAGTTCCAAGAGGCATCCGCAACCGCACAGGAATTGCAGATGAATGAAAACAAATCATCCAATGCTGAAGAAATCTGCAAGCTGTTCGGAATTCCCGCATCCATGATCTGCGGAAGCAAGACCGGCAACAGCATGACAGACAACGACATGAATCAGTTTATTCGTGCTTGTGTTGCTGTCATGACGGACATCGAATGCAGCTTGAACCGTGACATGCTGATGGAATCCGAAAAAGACCAGTATTTCTGGAAGTTCGATACGAAGGAACTGACAAGAGGATCCATCAAGGAACGGTATGAAGCGTACAAGATCGGACTTGAAAAGAACTTCCTTCAGATTGATGAAGTACGGAAGGCGGAAGACCTTGAACCGCTTGGAATCGACTGGCTGCAGTTGAACCTGAACACAGTCTTCTACAATCCGGAGACCAAAGAGATCTACACGCCGAACACGAATCAATCCATGAATCTGAATGACGGAACCGGAGCGAATACCGGGACCGTTTCGGATATAAGCATTCAACCGGAAGGAGGTGAGAAGGATGAGAGCGGAACTGAGAGCTGACGGTCTGCATATCAGCGGTTATGTGAATGTTCCCGGCAGAGAAAGCCGTCCGGTCATGACTCCGTACGGAAGAGTGATCGAGGTGATCGAACAGCGGGCATTCGCAAAAGCCATTGAACGTGCGGACAACATCCAGATGCTTCTGGACCACGACCACAACAGGGAACTGGCAAGCACACAGGCGAACACACTGACGGTCACTGAAGATGCCGTGGGACTTAGAGCGGAATCCATTGTGACGGATCCGGAGGTCATCGATGGTGCAAGAGCCGGAAAACTTCGTGGTTGGTCATTCGACATCAAGAATCCGGTCGATACGCTTGAACAGAGAGCGGAAGGACTTCCAGTCAGACATATAACTGATCTGGATATGTCGGAGGTATCTCTGATCATGAATAAGGTTCCGGTATATTCCTCCACTTCCATAGAGGTGCGGGCGGATACCGAAGAAGGCGAACCGGTCGAGTACAGAGCGTATATGCTGGACGATGTGGAATTTGACGATGTCACAGAGCCAGATGAACCGGAAGCACCGGAGGAACCGGAACTGGAAGCAGAGCCGGAACCTGAACCGAAACCGGAAATCAAATATCTGGAAGAAGTCCACGAAGTCATAACGACAATGAGAAACTTCATAACGATAAGAACAGAGCGCACGGAATGATACCGTGCATTTTTTATGCTCAGAAAGAGAGGGATGAACCATGACAAGAGACATGCGAATCAAAGCACTGACTGAGAAGATGGATGCCATCGTTGAACAGATGGAAACCATGACAGCTTCCGCTGTTGATGACAACGGCGAAGAAAGAGCCTTCTCGGAAGAGGAACAGGCAACCTTCAATGACCTTCAGGAGAAGGCAACGAATCTGAAAAACACGATTGAGGCAGAGGAAAGAGCCAGAGATCTGGAACTGAAACCTGTCGAACAGAAAGTAGAGGAGAAAAAAGAAATGACAATCGAAGAAAGAGCAATCGCAGAAGAGCGTGCATTTGCTGATTACCTGCGTGGCGTGGTCTCTGAAGAGAGAGCAGCAGGTGATGTAAACATGGCGAAAGCTGACGGAGCTGCAACGATCCCGACCACGATCGCTAACAAGATCATCACAAAAGTGTGGGACATCTGCCCGATCGCCGCACGTGCGACCAGATACAACGCAAAAGGAACACTGTCCATTCCGTACTATCCGGCAACGGTTTCGGGTGCTACACCGGATCTTGCTATGGCGTATGCCGCTGAGTTCTCCGAACTGGAATCCACATCCGGCAAATTCACCAGCATCGACCTGCAGGCATTCCTTGCGGGTGTGCTGACGAAGGTATCCAAGAGCCTTGTCAACAACAGCCAGTTTGACATTGTTGGTTTCGTTGTTGATCACATGGCTGAAAACATCGCTAGATGGCTTGAGAGAGAATGTCTGGTTGGAACCGCAAATAAGATTACCGGTCTTGCCGCTGCTACTCAGACCAAAGAAGCCGCTGCAGCTGCAGCTGTTACAGCTGATGAACTGATCGATCTGCAGGGAATGGTCAAGGATGCGTTCCAGCCGAATGCCTGCTGGATCATGGCTCCGTCCACCAGAGATGCGATCAGAAAGCTGAAAGACGGTGAAGAGCGTTACCTGCTGGCTCCGGACTACAGAGAAGGCTTCGGCTACATGCTGCTCGGAAAACCGGTCTTCGTTTCCGACAATATGCCGGCTCTCGGCGCAGGAAACAAAGAGATCTTCTACGGCGATATGTCCGGTCTGGCTCTGAAATTCAGCGAAGACATCAACATCGAGGTTCTGCGTGAGAGATTCGCAACTGAGCATGCCATCGGCGTTGTTGGCTATCTGGAATGCGATGCGAAGATTGAGAACGAACAGAAGATCGCTGTTCTGGTTGGTAAGGCTTCATAAATAACGGAGGTGCATGACCGATGAAAGTCAAAGCAAAGGTTGGCTTCAGCGGTGTCATCTCCATGAGCGTTGGACAGGTCGGAGAGATTGAAGACAAAGAACTTCTTTCCGACCTGCTTCAGGCGGGATATGTCGAAGAAGTCAAAGCAGAAAAAGCCGATAAGCCGGCTCCCAAACGGAAGGCGGTGAAGTCAGGTGACAATAAGTGAAATTAAAAAACAGAACGTAGCTGACTTCCTGAGATTGGATGATGCAAGCGACACGCTTCTGACTCCGATCATGGAAGCGGCAACAAAATACATCCTTGATTACACCGGAATGACTGAAGATGAACTGGATGACCATGAGGATCTGTATACGGCCTTCATGGTCCTCTGTCAGGACATGTATGACAACCGTGCGATGTATGTAGATAAGAACAATGTCAATCGAGTGGTTGACAGCATTCTTTTCCGGCATCGTACGAACTTCGTATGAAGGCAGGTGGTTGTCATGTATGTGAATCCGGGAGATCTCGATAAGCAGATCCAAGTCATCAGAAAAACCGAACCGACCTACAACGATGAAGGCAAGAGAGTCATCAACGAAGAAGTTGTCCGGTCTTGTTGGGCGCAGGTCAAGAACACAAGCGGTACGGAACTGATCAAAGCCGGAACTGAATTTGCAGATGCAAAGAAACGCTTTCTGGTCCGGTACACAGATACAGAGATCAATGCCGCAATGGTGGTCCGGTACAAGGGTGTTGACCATAACATTCTGTACGTTAATCCCTATGGGGATAACAAAGAATATCTGGAAATCTGGACAGATCTGAAAGAGCAGGTGATTTGATGGCGGACAACATAAACAAGAAAATTGTGAGTGCTTTGGCTCCCATCGGACTCCCTGTTGCGGAATCGCTCTATGAAGGAAACGCAAAAGAATACACCTACTATGTGATTGCACTCAACAGAGTAGCGGATAACGGTGACAATTGCCCCCAAGCGTATGCCGCAAGCGTCCAGATCCATTATGTGTGCGAATGGGAGAAATCCTACGATGCCACTGTAAGAAATATACGGCGTGCCTTGCGTGATGCTGATTTTGTCGGACTGAATGTCGTGGACATGTCAGACGCACAGGACCGAATCAGACACTTCATCATTGAAGCTGAAGTGGAAGACGAATACTCACTGGAGGAATGACTTATGGCATCCATATCGGTTGAAGGTTTTGATGATGTCATCAGAAAACTGGAAAAATTGAGCAAGAAAGACGAAGTCGAGGGGATAGCGAAGAAGGCCATCGATGCCGCAAAGGGAGTTGTTGTCAGCTCCATGAAATCGGCTGTTGCATCCTCAGAACACGGCCCATATTCGACCGGATCCGTATCAGGGTCCATATCTCCGACAGACACCAAAGTCAATTCATACGGTGTGTACAGTGTTGCCAGACCGACTGGCAGAGACCGCAAAGCAACACGGAATGGAGCAAAAGCGGCTTTTCTGGAATATGGAACGCCACACATGGCTGCAAGACCGTGGAGAGCAAGAGCGGTTGCGTCTGCTGAAGGCAAAGCAATAAAGATCATTGAAGAGGTTCTTCAATCAGAAATGGAACTAGAATAACCAATTTTTTATATGGAGGGAAAACAAATGTCTAAAAAAGGTATCGAATATGCGGTATTTGGAATCTTTGACGAAACAGCCGGCACTTATTCCGGCGGCAAATATCTCAGCCCTGTTGCG